TCTTCGCATCCCCTTTTGTATGCCGGCCGGCCTTTCGGCCCAGCCCATATAAGACAGCTATAAAAGCCGCCCGGGTGCTGGCGGATTTCGATGCGAAGTCTAGCTAGAGTTTTGAGAAACCTCGGATCTCAAAGCACAACCACAGCCGTCCGATGGCCTACGCTAACAGCACTAGCACTGAGAGTAACAGCTCTCGTTCCTTCAGGCACAGGAACGCAAACACCTTCCTAACCTACAGCAAGTGTAGCCTTGATCCCGAGATCTTGGGTCTGAGCCTATGGAGCAAGCTAGCTCCATGGACTCCGGCATACATCCTGGTGGCTAGAGAAGCTCATCAAGATGGGACATGGCACTGCCATGCCCTGGCACAGAGCGTCCGCCCCGTGACGACTTCAGACCCGCGGTTCTTCGACGTAAATGAGTACCACCCCAACATCCAGTCTGCTAAATCGGTAGACAGGGTAAGAGAGTACATACTCAAGGACCCATTGTGTCAGTGGGAGAAGGGTACTTTCGTTCCACGGAAGAAGCCCTTCGTTCCTCAGATCGGTGAGAGCTCTAACACTCGCGCCTCAAAGGATGATATCGTTCGCGATATCATTCAACACTCCACCAACAAGCACGAGTACCTCTCCATGCTTCAGAAGGAGCTACCGTACGAGTGGGCAACGAAGCTGCAGTACTTCGAGTACTCAGCTAATAAGCTGTTCCCTGAGATAGCAGAGCCCTACACCAATCCTCATCCACCAACACAACCCGACCTCCACTGCTACGAGCGCATTGAAGAATGGCTGAACTTCAACGTCTATCAGGTCACTCCTGAGGACTATACTCTTCTTCATGGCTGCTCTTTAGAACAGGCAACCTCTGACCTTGTCTGGCTCGACGAACTGTATCACAGCAACCTCAAGAGGCCGGAAGAGCGCGAAGCCTGTACATCGTCGGTCCAACAAGGACCGGCAAATCCACCTGGGCGAGAAGCCTAGGTCGCCACAACTACTGGCAGAATAACGTGGACTGGTCCTCATATGACGAGGAAGCAGTCCTGAATGTCATAGATGACATTCCCTTTAAATACTGTCCTTGCTGGAAGCAGCTCGTTGGCTGTCAGAAGAACTACGTTGTAAACCCGAAATACGGGAAGAAAAAGAAGGTCGCTAAACGCTCCATTCCTGCTGTAATCCTCGCCAACGAAGATGAGGACTGGCTGCGGGACATGACTCCCGCGCAGCGGGACTACATGGAGGCAAACTGCGAAGTCTACATCATGAGCTCCGGGGAGAAGTGGTTCACCCCTGCGTAAAGCCGGCGGCTGCAATTATAATAATATCATGTTTTTCGTGTGTTTTTTTCGAGTCCTACCCCTTAGCCGCCTACGATCTGACCGCCGAGTTGGGTATGTGTGTGTTTGGGTCTGCACATCTGCAGACTATGTACTGTAATGTAATGCTACGCATTCCAATCATTGTAATAAATAAATTTATTTATTATTTCGTGGAAATCACTGATTTCCAACAGACTTAAAGTACAAACGGGCATTGCCATGCGCCGTAAACTCTAAACCATTGCCGGGGGCAATTACAATATACAGGGCACCCTTCTTAATGGATCCAACTCCTCCATCAGCGAGATTCTTCCACTCCGTTTTGACACCGAGACCGGTGGCAAACTTGTGAAAGTAAATAGACCGCTTGCAGGGCGGCCAAGAATCCGTCGACCGAGGGATATCGCTCCCGATACGCCCGTCCGTCTCCATCGTGAAAGTCCACCTCCGCTTCACCACGAAGCGATGACACACCTCCCTTCCGACCTTCCAAGTGTACGGGAACGCGGCCAGACTATCAGGATGCGGGAAGATATCCGTTACCTGGGGGGCATTGCCGGAGGGCTGTGCATCATACACCAACCACACGACCCCCACACCGATGGAAGAGTACCTGCAAGCAGCAGACGAGGCTACAAAGTGGTAGTCCAAGGCAACCTTGTACGTGATAGTCTCGTTGGTGTGACGGTTGCCCTCGTCGGACCCTCGAGCATATGTCGCAAGGAGTTCACAAACGCCCCCGCTAGGGACAGTAACCATAGAGGTTCCAGCGGCCTGGTAGGTCGCAATCTGTAGAGCTGGACGTGGGCCTCTTCCAGGCCCAGCACGGCGTGAAGGGGTACCCGCCGGCTTCTTCTTAGCGGAGCGCTTAGACCAATCGCCTCCATTCGACCTCTTCCTCTTGCCAAGGGAAGAAGACATAGCTGATGGCCCGCCTAGACACAGAAAGGTCTAGGCTCCGGTGGACAGCTAGCAGTGACAGCGGACGCACCAGGAACAGACACTGGCGCGACGGGAGGGGCTTGAACGGTAGGGCCAAAGCGCAGCTCCTCCGTTGAGTGCCCTCGGCGAGCCTTCACAACGAAGATAAGATCTCTCAGCACCCACACCCACAGCAGATAAAAGCTTAGTACTGCAACAAAGACAAAGATAGCTATCTCACCGACGCGACTCCACGGCAAGCTCGGAGAGGACGGAGCTGCAATGGGTACCCGCGGCAAAGCACTCTGCGCGGAAGGATAGATCGCACCGTAGGCGCCCTCCATGTTCAAAGCAAGGCGAGGACGGCTGATTTATATCGCACCTTAGCCTGTCGGCGGTCGAAAGAGCAGATTTCATCTTCGAAATACCCCACAGAGACAAAGCGGCTAGGACCGCTCGGGCCTTTGGGGCCCTCGCAAAAGGGGATGCGGTAATATTA